TCGACGCGGACGCACGCGAAGTATGCCGTCATCACAAATGACGATTGGGCCGTCGCGGTGCGGACGTCGATGAACCTCAATGAGAACCCGCGCTTGGAGTCCATCGAGGTGTCGGACGACCCCGAACTTGCCGGGTTCCTCGTGCGGTTGACGGATGAGATCTTCCTCGAGGAGGTCGCGGGCGACTTCCGCACGAAGTCGCGGCCCGAGCTTTTGGGCATCCCTGGCATTCAGCCGGCGGCGTCGGTAGCGATGGGTCGGACGGTCAGTGTCGGCGCCTGAGCACCTATCGCCTGAGGCGCGCTCGGTGTGGGATTCCGTGGTGGCCAGCAAGCCCGGTTGTGAGGGTCCCGACCTGGAGGCGTATTGCGTGCAGGTGTCGCGGATGCGTGACGCTCAGGCCCGGATCGACCGGGAGGGCCTGGTCGTCGCGGACGCGAAGGGCAACCCGATCCCGCATCCGGCACTGGCAATCGAGAAGGCCGCGCAAGTCGAAGTGCGGGCGTGGGCTGACCGATTCCGGCCGTCGCGCCGGAGAACCTAGGAGTCCTGGGCGCGAGGCCCTGGGCGTTTCTTGCGGCGCGAGGCCGCTAGGAGTCCTCATGGCCCGTGGTGGCGCGCGCAACCGTTCCGGTCCCCAGGCCGATCCTTTGTCGGGTCGGTCGGATCGTCGCGGGCTGTCGTTCACTGCGCTCCCGGCGCATGGGTTCGACGGCGAGCCGCCCGCATGGCCGTTGCCGCCTCGGATCGTCTGGGAGACGGTCATGGAGGGTGGCGAGAAGTTCCGCGAGGCGAACCAGCGCGAGACCGCTGAGGTCGCCGAGCGTGAGGCCGAGCTGTGGTCCTGGGCGTGGCGGACTCCGCAGGCGTGGGCGTGGGCTCAACCGTCTGAGTCTTGGCGCTTGCACACGATCGCCATGTGGGTCCGTACCGCCGCTGTCTGTGAGGGCGACGAGGCGACCGCTGCCGACAAGGGCAGCCTCCACCGTTTCGCTGATCAGATCGGGATGACGCCGGCCGGGCTGAAAGAGAACGGCTGGGCCGTAGCTGTGGACGAGGTAGGCGCCCGCGCCGCAGACAGGCCCGCCGCTGAGTCCACTCCGCGCCCGGCGCGGCGTCTGCGTTCGGCTGATGCACAGTGACTCGATCGGCGTCGTCGACTTCCCGACTCTCGGCGACCTCGTTGACGGTTGGATAACGCAGCACTGTCGCATCCCTGACGGCTTCAAGCGTCGTCAGCCGTTCGTGCAATACGACTGGCAGTTTTGGTGCACCGCGAACCATTATCGGGTGCGCGAGAACGCCGCCTATGACCCAGCAGACCCGCCGATGAACCAGGCGTTCACCTATGCCCGGTCTGACGTGGTGGCCGCGCAGAAGACGGGCAAGGGTCCGTGGGCTGCGTGCATCACCGCGAACATGGCGGCAGGCCCGGACCTGTTCTGTGGCTGGGCGAAGCGTGGCGACGTGTACGACTGTGCCGACCATGGCTGCGGCTGCGGATGGTACTTCGAGTATGAGCCGGGCGAGCCGATGGGGTCGCGGCACCCGTCGCCGCTCATCCAGATCCTTGCCACGTCGCAGGAGCAGGTGTCGAACATCTGGCGCCCGCTGACGGCGATGATCAAGTTCCACGGCTCACCGCTGGGGCGCCTGTTGCTCCCGCGTGAGGAGTTCATTCGGATTGTCGGCGAGAATGACGACGACCCCGAGCTCGACCGGATCGACGCGGTGACCTCGAGCGCAAAGTCTCGTCTGGGTAACCCGATCAGTGGGTACGTGCAGGACGAGACGGGCACCTACACAAAGTCTTCGGGCATGGACGAGGTCGCCTCGACCATGCGCCGTGGCGCGGCCGGTATGCAGGGCCGCGGGTTCACGACGACGAACGCCTGGGATCCTTCGCAGGAGTCGCAGGCGCAGGCCGATTTCGAGTCGGATCAGCCGGACGTGTTCACGTTCTACCGGGTGCCGCCGACCGATTGGAAGTTCTCGGATCGCCGGCAGCGTCGCCGGCTGCTTGAGTTCGTCTACGCCGGTTCGCCGCACATCAACATCGACTCGATCATGGCTGAGTGCGACAAGCTGATGTTGAAGCGCGCTGCCGAGGCTGAGCGTTTCTTCGGTAACCGGGTCGTCCAGGGCAACGATGCGTGGCTGCCTGACGGGCTGTGGGAATCGGCGTGGCTCGATGCTGTGGCTTCCTGAGCCGCCGCCCGGGACGCCCGTGTGCCTGGCGTTCGACGGGTCGGAAACCTCTGACTTCACGGTCATCAAGGCCGAGACTCAGGCGGGGCTCATCTTCACCCCGCGGTGGGGTTCCGGTGGCACCATCTGGGACCCGCGGGAGCACGGTGGGCGCATCCCCAAGGGCGATGTGACTGAGGCTGTGGCCGACCTGTTCGGCAGGTTTAAGGTGGCACGGTTTTACTGTGACCCGCCGTACTGGGGCACCGAGGTCGAGGAGTGGGCCGCGACGCATGGTGACGAGGTCGTCATCAAGTGGGCCACGTACCGCCCCGTGCCGATGCACTCCGCGACTGAGCGGTTCATGGCAGACCTCAACTCCGGCCGGGTGAAGCACGACGGGTGCCCGATCACGGCCCGCCACATGGCGAACGCGCGAATGGCTGCGCGACGCGATGGGCGCTACATGCTCGCCAAGCCCGACGTGGCCCGGAAGATCGACGCCGCCGTTGCCACCGTCCTTGTGCACGAGGCCGCGGCCGACCAGCGCGCGGCCGGCTGGCTGGACACCGTTGACTCTCGAATGATCGTGCTCGACTGACCTAGAAGGGGCGGTGCTGCGTGTCTGTCTCGCCCTTCTCACCCCCGAACATCATCATCCCGACCGAGCCCGACCCGGCCCTAGTGAAGCTGCTCTACGACCTAGAGGCCGTGCGCGGCGCGTGGCGTTGCGACCTCACGAAGTACGACCAGTACCTGCGCGGCGAGCAGCCGCTCACGTTCATGTCGGACGCGATGCGCTCGGAGTTTGGCGACCAGATCACGTCGCTGGTCCTGAACTGGCCCGAGCTCGGCACCGAGGCTTACGAGAACCGAGTCGACGTCGAGGGCTTCCGGTTCCCTGGCGAGTCAGCTGGCGATGAGTCGCTGTGGACGACGTGGCAGGCGAACAACATGGACGAGCAGTCGTCGATGGGTCACACGGACGCCATTGCCCTGTCTCGTGCGGCTGCGATTGTCGGTGGCCCTGACGCGGGTGACGACGAGCCGGTGGTCACGGTCGAGTCGGCCTTCGACGTGGCATGGTTGCGCTCGCCCCGTTCGGGTGCGATCCGCGCCGGCCTGAAGCGGTGGACCGAGGATGACGGCACCGAGTTCGCCAACCTGTACGTGCCGGGTGCGACACACACCCTGTCGTGGCTGCGGGGCCAGTGGCTCCCGGTGTCGACGGACCCGCACGGCATCGAGCGCCCCCTGCTGGTGCCGCTGGTGAACCTGCCGCGCACGAAGTACCGCGACGGTCGTAGCGAGTTCTCGTCGATCATCGGGCTAGCCGACGCCGCGAACAAGATGGCTACCGACATGATGATTTCGGGCGAGTATCACGCGATGCCGCGGCGGTGGGCGTTCGGTCTCAAGCGGGACGACTTCGTCGACGCGAACGGTAACCGGAAGTCTGCATGGGCGTTCACGAAGGGTCGCCTCTGGGCGAACGAGAACAAGGACGTCAAGGTCGGCCAGTTCCCCGAGGCTGACCTCAAGAACTTCCACGACACGATCCGTCTCCTGGCGCAACTCGCGTCGCAGATGCTCGCCCTGCCTGACGACTACATGTCGTTCACCTCGGACAACCCGCCGAGCGCGGATGCGTTGCGCGCCGCTGAGGCTCGCATGGTGAAGCGGGTAGAGCGCAAGCACGTTTCCTTCGGCGGGACGTGGGAAGAGGTCATGCGCCTCACGCAGCGGATCAAGACGGGCGCGTTCGACCCCAACGCCCGCGCCCTCGAGACCGTGTGGCGCAACCCGGCCACCCCGACCGTGGCGCAGAAGGCCGACGCGATCGTCAAGCTGCACGCGCAGGGCATCATCCC